AGATAGTAAAAAATCAGCAAGTGATTATACTATTGAGGTATTCAAAAAATCATATATTATTACAGATAATATTCACGGTATTGCCAAACTACATACTGAAATAGATATGGATGGATTCATATTAACAGGTATGGATAATACATTAATGGGTAAAAATGCAATACACGATATTGAAATTTGGAAAGACGAATTGAGAGATGCGTATGGCAAAGATAGTGGAATCTTATTTTCTACTATTAGTGATTTAGTGCATGATAATCCTAAAACAATAAGTGAAATTGTGTATCACTTGAAGGGTAAACAATCTGATATTATTCGACGTTTATTTGGTTCGGCTAAGGATGAAAAAGACTTAGAAGGTAAAATATTAAGTCGTATTAGAGAACAAGGTGAAGCGTATGGTATTGAGTATGATTCATCCAATAATAAATTCTCATGGGATGGTTCTACAATCAATAAACCCGACCCCGATATAGAAACAGATAACCTAATGATGAGTAAAGCAGACTACACAAAAGGGACATATGAATTATGGCGTAGAAAAGATGAAGATTTAAATTTGGCTATCGAGTTAGAAGATAGAAAACTAATTTGGAGAATTAAGCAAGAAAACGTTGATGATATTTTCTCACTATTTGGTAAAGCAGATAAGTTTGAAGCACAAGTAGATAAAACACTTGATAGGTTTAAAATGTTAGATAGTGGTAAAATCAAGTTAGGTTCTCAGCGAGATGGCTACCATGAATATTTCTTATCAGGAGATTTACATGATGGTAAAATGCACTTTAGAATTGTTCCAATTGATAATAAAGACACATGGGTAACATGGACAGGATATGAACAAACACCAACAGATGAAGAAAGCGATAAAGGCGTTTGGGATATAGACGTAGATAAATATAAAGACGTAAAATATACTGATTAATCAGTTAGGTTTAAGTAGTCGTTAATACAAAAGGTGTTTGTATGGGTGCAGTTGCTATCTCTCCTTCAATGAACGGAATTCATTTTGGTGCAGGTAGTGATTTAGTAATTCTAAAAGGAAAAAAGAATGAACCATTGGTGATTGCAGGTTACGCTTCAGTAGATGTAGTAGATAAACAAAATGATTTAATTACATTAGAAGCACTACGAGATGCATCTTCAAAGTTTATGAAAAGTGATTACAAAAATGTTATGATTACCCATTCAAATGTTCAAGTCGGTGAAGTAGTTAATAATTGGCAAGATAAAAAAGGTAATGTGTTAAAAACAGGTGTGGATGATACAGGATTCTTTGTTGTTATTAAGATGCGAAATGATATTGAAAAAGCAAAAGAAGTAGCACGAGATATTAGGAGAGGCAAATTACGTTCATTCAGTATTGGAGGTCAAGCACTACATAAGGCAAATAGATATGACCCCGAAATTGGCACATACAAAGAAATAGACAAATTAGAACTACATGAAATAACAATATGCGAAGAAGGCATAAACCCGGAAGCAAAATTCGACATTGTAAAACAAAAAATAAAAAACGGTGATAAAATGACAAATGAAATTGAAAAAGCATTGAACGAGTTCAACGATATTGTATCAGAACTACGCAATCAAGTTAGTGTAATTAGTAAAGAAGAAGATTATGAAGAACCTGTTGAGGAAGAACCTATGACAGAAGATTCTGATATGATGGAAGCAAAGGCAGACCCCGATGATGAAGAACCGGGATTTGAGGATGAAGATTCAATGCATTATGGTAAGGACCATGAAGCCAAAGCAGAATCTATCGTATATGGTCACAATGCAACAGGTAATTCTATCGAAGGAACAGTCGCTACTCATGCAGACAGCGAATTTAACGAATATATCAAGCGAAAGTCCGAGAGTGTTGATACTCTAAACTTGAGCCATGAGAATCTCGCTAAAGCCTATGAGCAGTTTAAGGCAGAACAGGAAGAGGCTCGTGCATACGCAGTTATCAAGAATGAGTTTGAGTCCCGCTATCAAGCAGAACTTAAGGCTGAATCTGATGCAGTAGCAAAGTCAAAGTATGATGCCGCACATGAGGTTGAATCTCTTAAGACCCAATTCGCTGAATTGCGAAAGTCACTTGAGAGCAATAACAACGTTATCGCAAAGCAGGTTGAGCAGGTTCAAACAGGAAATGCTCTACCCGATGACGTTCTACTAAAGATGCAGAATCTCCACGAATTATCTTGGGAAGAAGTCAATGAATTGGCGCGGGAGGTTCAGGGACTTTAAACAAGTCTTTGGAATTAAATTAAATGGTGATTATTATGTCAGGAATTAATACAATTAGAACAATCGAAGATTTAGAAAGAGCAACATATGGAAACATGGACAGCAGTTTGCTAAAGGCAACAGGTATTGAAAGCGGTATTCATACTGCTCACGATTCAGGTGCATTCTCAGCAAACGCACTATACAACCTAATTTATGGTCAGAAAGTATGGTCTATGCTAAACCGTGAGATTAACGCATTGGCTATGCTACCTAAGAAGCCGTGGTCCTCAAGTGGATGGCGTGTTCTTACTGAGCGAGCATTGGGTGGTTCAGGTGATACATGGGCATTAGATGGTAGTCGTCTACAAAGTGAAGTCGGTGGTGTAATTGAGAATCAAGCATTCTCTACTGCGGCTCCTGATGGAACATATGATAGTGCTACAACAGGTGCAAACCTAAGTCCACTAAAGCCTGTGTTCGATACACTTTATGCAAGTCCAAAAACTATTGCACATCAATTCGAGATTTCCGAGTTGGCTGCTGCTATGGCAAAGATTGATGACGGTATTGGTGATATTATGTCTGCTTACCGTGAGGAAATTGGTGTTTCCCACGCTGAGGCTATGAATCATATGTTGCTTATGCCTCTTGAGTCACACATTACAAGTGGTTCATCAATTAGTGGTATTGGTAACAACCTAACTTCTCTTTACAAGATTGTTTCAAGTTACGAAGAAGTAGATGCTTTGGATGGCGGTGTAATTATCGCTGGAGCGCAAACTGCTAACGCAACACTTGTTACACTTTATGGAAAGACTCGACACGCAACCAACAATAAGTGGATGGATGCTGAAGTAGATTGGGGTCAGAATGATGGTGGCACATATGCTGCTCGTCGTAACCTTACTCTTAACGTGCTAAACAGCACACTTCGCCGTCTACAAGTAAAGGGTGGAAGTCCAAAGGTTATGCTAACAGGATATGACACTATTCAAGCATTGGGTGAATTACTACAATCTCAAGAGCGTTACATGGGTCGTGCTGAAATTATGCCAACCCATAATGGTGTTAAAGGTGTAAAGGGTCGAGAAGTCGGATTTAAGGTTGCTACCTATCACGACATTCCAATTATCCCATGCAAAGAGATGCCATCAACAGGTAGTGGTTCAGGATTGAGCGATATTCTTATCCTTGATACAGACCATATGCACTTTGCTACATTGAAGCCAACAGAATACTTTGAAGGTGGAATTGATTCGGGCGACCCATTCGGTGTTGGCAAACTCGGAAACCGAGGTCTTTATCGGACTATCGGAGAAACAGTTTGCACATTCTTTAAGGGACAAGGAAAGATTACAAATCTCCAGTGAGTTTGTTGATAATAATAGGTGATTAGAATGGCAGCAGGAGATTACACAGTAACATTGTTAGCAGACCACTTAGGGCAAACAAAACCAACCGTAATGGGGCATGAATATTGCGTTGACGCATCAGTTGATTTAGAGTATGCAGGTGCTGGTCATGCCGGTGGCGTTGTAATAAATGCATCAGACTTTGGATTAAGCACTATTAGTGCGGCTGTAATTACAGGCGTTTCAAAGGTTGCGGCAGATGGCGGATATTTGGATGACTTATACTTCGTTATGACAACCACATCAGGAACATATGAAAGCAATACTTCAATTAAATTGTTATTTGGTTCGGCAGGAAATACCGATGCAATTAACGGAACAAGATTGCGAGTTTGGGGCAACCTTTGAGGTGAATAAACATGGTTAGAGTTAGAGTATTATACGGAATGTCACGCATCTTTGGCAAGGAATATTTCCCTGCTATGGGATGGATTGATGTTGATGATGATACATACTTAAAAGTTAGAAACTCAGACCAATGGGAAGTAGAAGGTGAAACAGCAGAAGAAACAGTCGAAGAGGTTGTTGATGATTCTGTTGAAGAAGAGGTTGTTGAAGAAGCAACCGCAGAAGAAGCGGAGGATGAAACCGATGATGCTTCTGATGCACCTTCACTTGATTCATTGAATAAGGCTGAATTAAAAGCATATCTTGATGAAGCCGGTGTTGAATATGATTCATCACTAACAAAGGCAAAATTGCTTGAATTAGCAAATTCACTTGATGAAGAAGAATAAACCTTCCGCTACTTTTATTAGTGGCGATAGGTTTACGATGTAATAGAGGCGTTAATATGGGTAGAGTTAGAAGTTTAAGAATTGAAGGTTTAGCAAGTGGCGCAGTAGATACAGACGTTATCGGTAGTCAAGGTGCAGTATTGCATCAGATTATTGTTAATGTTATTGATGTAGGAACTGCCGTTATGGGTCACGGTGGCGTTCCATTTGAAATTAGAGCATATGAAGATACAACAGGGACAGGAACAACAAATTTAATTTGGCGTAAAGATTTTACCTATCTGGCTGCTTTTGATACAAACCCTGCATCATCAGATAGTCAAGATACATCTTACTTTAGTCAATCATTTGGTGATGGTATTTATTGTAAATCAGGATTGCGTATTGAAATAGACCGACTCGTTGCGGCTAATTTAGAAGTGTTTGTATTATACTCTTGAGGTGCTTTTAATGCCAACAAGAGTAGGCAATTTGCCGAGCGTTGATTCAATAATC